GTCCCAGGGACCGCCCGACGGCATGGCCTGGATGTCCATGCCGACATCCGGGTGCGCCCCGCCTATGCAAAGGCAAGGCATCATTGGTTGTAAGGATCTCCGATCTTCGTCCAATATGTGACCAGGAACCCGACCTGCACCCCGACCGATATGGACCCCTCCTCCGGGTACTCCTCAATCCCGCCGCCCTCATAGACAATCGACTCCGCATATGGCTGCTCGTATGTCACAGGGGATTCAGGGCTTTCCGCTATTCTGCGCCGGTCCCAGGATGTCGAAGTGAAACACTTGATCAGATCGCCGTGCATCCGCTCCCCGACAACCGACGGGCTTTCTGACCCGAATGCGACGATGCCGTCCACGCGGATCGTCATTCTGTGCCGGACCATCCCATGAGCGTTCTCCGCCTCCTCCGCAAGCGGCCAGATCACGCAACACGGAAGCTCCGATGGATCGACCCGGACCCTGGCCCGAAACACATGGCTTCCCATGTCGGTCGCATAGGCCGGCGGAGAAGCGGTGTTCCGGAGCGTTGCGCCCCGTGTTGCAAACTCCTGGATAATCAACTCCCTGATCGTGTCCGGCATCAAAACCCCCTACAATTTCGACAACTCGTAATTGATCTGACGGTCGATGTTCGTGTGCATCCGGTCGTCAGCCTTTTTCAGGACCTCCGTCATCACCGGCTCATTCGAGAGGATGTCCGGGACACGCGGCCCGTATCTTTGAGAGATTGGCAGGCGGTATTTCTTCGGCAGCTTCCCATACGGAATGTTCCGGTTCACCGGTTTCCGGATGGCCTGGTGCCACTCCCGCCAGAACACCCCCTTGTGTCCGCTTTTCATAGTGGCGATGAACGACCCCACGACCACGCTCCTGGGGTTCCCACGCTTGACCTGGACGGACACACCTTTGGTCGTCTGTCTTGCCCCGTACTCGATCAGGGGGACCGGACTGCCCGTGCTGGCAAATACCCCCGAAAGACTCGTTACGCTGGCCTTGACTATTTTGAAGGTCGCGTCCACGGCACTTTTCGTCAGATTGATTTCCGCACGGATCTCCGTCGAGGCGTCGGTTTTCATACCCGCCAGGCCGTCATTGATCGCCCGCATGCACACCCGGTCGGCCGCGTCCGGTATTCCGGCCAGTGCTTTTTTCACTTTCGCAATGTCCTCTGCATTGATCTTGATGGTTATCATGTCACCACTACCCTGACGCTTACGCCGTCGTTTTCCAGAACCGCCTGGACCGTGTAGCTCACGCCCCGCACCACGAACACGTCACCCCGATTCGGCTCGTCCGTGATCTCCGAAAGCAACGCCTCGATGGTCGTCCCTCCCTGCCATACCTGGGACTCTATCCCCGTGGGCTGGAGCATCACGTTGAACGTGATGACAGCCGTGCAGCTCACCGCCGTTCCCCCGGCCGGCGTGAACGTCGCCGCATCCCCCAGGGCATTGAAGATCGCCGGGGCTACCGTGCTTTTCATGTTGTCCAGGAAGCTCATGTCCCGCCCTCAATCCGGTTGCGTCCGGCCAAAGACCGCATAGCGGTCATACTGTTTGAAAAAATCGTTCACGTCCTCCGGCGTCGGGGTCTTGATGTTACTCAGCCAGGCGTGGCAGTCCGGGTCCAGCATCGCCAGCCATGAAATCGTCTCGCTGCAAAAGTGCAGCCACGGGATGTGCAGGCTGTTGAAATGCAGCAATTTCCCGATGACACCCAGGACATCGTAACGAGTCCGCCATTTGCCCATCGAAAGCCTGCCTTCGATCATTTGCCGGAGCGTCGCCCGTTGCGCCCGGCTCCAATTCGGGTTGTGCCAGAATTTCAGGCTATGCCGCTTGCTGAAATGCTCAAGCGGAAACTCCCGGAACCACCACCATTGCGACGCGAAGAAGCCGGGCCGCCAGTACCACATCATGTGATTCCAAAAGCTGTCGGTCACGACGCTGACCATATGCCCAAAGCCGGACATGTAGCCATTGCTCAAGACTATCATCGGGAATGCATCCTCTGGCAGGGCTTCCAGGTCCGCAAAGCTGATAAGCTGCTCGCGCTGTTCAGGGCTCATTTCGTGGAGCACTTGCCCAATCCTCCGGGATTTTCATGTCATCGAACCGTTTTTTCATCTCGGCCTTTTGCTCGATGGTCAGACTGTCGTAACGGTTCTGAAGGTAGTCAAACGCCTTCTTGATGCCCCACATCGCCAGGCTGGTCAGGATTCTCGCCACCAAAGGATTCATGCCCGCTCACTCGCTCTTTTCGAGCTTGTCCTTGAAGAACATGCCGACGACTCCCATGAGCGCCATGCCCGCCGCCACGATTCTGTCAAGCATTTCCGGGCTGACGGAGATCCCCGCAGCCGTCAACAGACCGATGATCCCCCTCCAGGTGGATGCTTCTTTCAACCGCGCGATTACATATTCGACCATTTCAATTTCCTCCTTTACCTGTCACCGGCCGAAGTCCTCCGGCCGCAGGCACCCGGCCAGGACAAGCGCGATGACGATGATGTAAACGATGACCCGAATCATGCCCGGTAACTCTGGACCCGCCTGGTCCAGCCCCTTGCGAAAGTATGCTGTGTTCCGTCGGCCTTTACGATCTCCGCGTACCGCATGAACTGAAAACCGTTCAGACAGATGTGCAATGCACGAGGGTCTTTATTGCTCCAGCGATTCAGAGCGTTGATGGTTTTAGGCCCCATGATGCCGTCTTCCTCCAGGCTCTCGCCCAGGTAATTCAGGGCTTTCTGGCAGATCGTGGCGGCGGCCTTACGCCCCATGTTGACCGACGTGTCGAAGATCTCGGAGGCAATGAACTGATCCACCACCTCATTCAACCGCATCCGGTTCCAGTAATCGTAAAGGTAAATCGCCTTTGCCTCCCTCTCGGTAAGATTCCGGATACTCACCGACACCGGGCTGATGATCTTTCTCTTGATGGCCTCCCGGTAAACGGCTTCGGTTATTCCGTATTTCGTGGGGCCGCCCCGGTCCGCCGGATGGTCCGTGTATTTCGCGCCCTCATACCCGATGGTCTGGTTGAACGCATAATCGAAAGGCCCTAACATGTCCGCGCCTCGATCCCCTCGTCCATCAAGCGCCTGTACCCCGTGCGCCGGTCGAACATCCTACGCTCGCCCGTGCGGTTGTCTTTCAACAGCGGGCATTCCTCCTCGCCCAGCATGGCGCACAGGCCGCAATAATTCGCCCGCCGGATGTTCTTGCATATTTCCTGATTGATCCCCATCTGCTCCCCCTTTCTATGGCGTCACAATCACCGGGTTGACAACCGTCGGCTCCACGACATACGGCTCCAGGACCACGACTTCCGGCCGCACGACCGTCGGCGTTGCGGTTTTGTCCTGTGTCCCCATGACGGTGTTGCCCGTCCCGTTGACGGCCGCCTGCGTACCGCCCTGCACCCGCAGGGTACCCGTACTCTGCCCGTTGATGTTCTGGTTGTAGCTGGTCCTTCCGGCCACCTTGCCGACTTCCTTGACCAACATGGAAGAACCCCACAGGAAGCCCAGCGGCGCGACCGCGTTGAACGCGGCAGGGACCCAGGCAGGTGTGAAGTCCCGGTGTTGATACTGTTTCGCAAAATCGCCCAGGGGCGGCGGCGGGCTGAAGACCTCGAAGCTCTTGACGTTGCTGATGACAATCGGCTCGCCCGCCTTTTCCGGCGTCATGCGGAAGATCGGCTGCGCCTGCTGCAAGGCCGCTACCGCCGTCAGGTGGTCATAGAATGCCTTCTCCGCATCATACTGCCGCTGTGTCATGCAGCCGGTCAGGGCCAGAATTGCGATGATGAACAATGCTTTTTTCATGGTTCCCCCTTTCGTCATTTCTTCGCCGCGTCCGACATCTCCGACTGTATCGACGGGATGCATGGCCCGTTGGCCTTGATCACCGCCCATATCGCGTTGTTTGCCAGCGCATTCGCCAAGATAAGGAAGATGATGAGGCCGATGAGCTTCTTCATTCCCCCGCTCAATAGGTGCGTGGCCCAGGAATCCTGTGACAGGGCATCCAGCCGCTTGCTCAAGTTGTCCATCTTCTCCGTCAGGCCGTTGTCGATCTTCGCCTTGATGTGTGAGATGTCCGCGCCCATCTGCGCGAGCGTTGCGTGATGCTCGACGACCATCGGACACATTTCGTGGCCGCGCCGCTCGGCCCCTGCATAGCCGCCCCCATACTTCCGGCGGTTGCCGTACTCGTCCGCCCCGTTCATTGCTGCCCTGCCCGCAATTCGGCCATGACCTTGCGCCGCCACAGCGCCAGGTTGTAAACGACCTTGAAACCCTTCTTGATGATTACTTTCATCTGCGCCAGGGTTGCGTTGTCTATGGCTTTTTCTATCTGCGCCCAATCGGGGAACGCATTGCTTATCTCCGCGTCCTCTTTGTCCAACTCGGCGACAAGGGCTGCGTGTTCTGCTGCAAGCGCCGCTTCCGCCGCCTCCCTGGCGGCTATTTCCGCTGCGATCCGGTCAGCTTCCGCTTGATCGACCGCCGCCTTTTCCACATCCGTCATTTCAAGGACAACGCCGTCAACCAGCTTCCAGTATCTTTCGGCACAGTCAGGGATTCGGTAAGGGCGGTCCTCCGTTGGATGCCACCGCCACTTGCTGATGTCGGCGGTTATTTCCTTAACCTCATCGTCATTAAGCGGCACAGCATCGGGTGTTGGCTTCAACTCTGGAAATCTGGCAAGGTCCTTGCTGTCGTCATAAAATCGGAAATTCTGATCCACATAAATCATTTAATCACCCGTTAAACGTGAACAACTTTGAAGGGGCCAAATACTTGATGATTACAATGCCGTTATACCCATCGTGTGTCCTTGCTCCGCCAGCATACTCACCGCCGCCGCCTGCATTGCCGCCACCCTGGCTGACAGCCGGTGCAGTCCCGCCGCCGCCGCAGCCGCCGCCGCCGTAATAGGTAGAGTCAATGGAGCATTGCGTTCCGTCCCCGCCCTTACCGCCGCTACTTCCGGCGTTGCTGCCATTGGCATCGTCTCCACCACCGCCGCCGCCGCAGGTATAGGTCGGATTATAAGCACCCCCTGTATGCCCATCACCGCTTGCCCCGCCATGACCATATCTATAACCGCCGTTGCCGCCATTTGCGGTGACTGAACCGAATGTCGTATCTCCGCCTGCCTGGGCCGGGTTTGCCGTTGGGGAAGTATCGCCACCGGCTCCTATCGTGACCGTGACATCCCCGGAAACGGCAAGATCGGTCCCCTGCAAGACCTCCCTGCCGCCGCCACCGCCTGCGCTGGCGGACCCGCTGACATAACCGCCCGCGCCGCCGCCTGCTCCGACAACGCAATAATCCACCTTCGTAACGCCCGGAGGCGTTGCCCAGGTCTCACTTTCCGTGAACGTTTCGATGATGTACGCGCCGGATCTGACCTTGCTGCCCACCTGCCATCCCCTTTAGAAGTTATAAGCGCAGTCCGCGTAATAAGCGCTGTTCGCGTACAGAAGCGTGATAATGTCTGCCTTGCCTGCTGTTGTCGTTAGCGTCGGAGCGGAACCTCCCGCCCACTTGATCGTGGGCCATGTCGTGATGGTTCTGCTACCGCTTCCATCCTGGATGACGATCAGCCGGTACACGGTACCCTCAACCGGATTTGCAAACGTGACCGTTCTTCCCGTTGCCCCGATGACGACATATTGAGTGGCTCCGTCCGACCAATCGACAGCGATGGTCGCGCCGTCCGTAAGCTCGTATGCCCCCGCCGCCATGAATCCGAGTATGGTCTTGGTCTCGGCCAGCGTTTTCTTGACCCACGCCAGAGGACTTCCGGCGGAGACAATGAAGTCGCTTTCCGCCGTTGTCTCCAAATCAATGCCGCCGGAATCCCCTTTTTCCCCCTTGTATTTTTTCCACAGACCCGCGAAATCCGAAGCCTGGGGCGACGGCGACACCAGCTCGGTGTCCGTTGACAGAATGGCGATGTAATCCAGACTTGCGTTGAACGTCGTGGTGAAGCCTGTTCCGCTGTCGTCTGAAGCGTAGGCGATATAGCAGTAGGCATCCGCCCCGGCTGCTCCGGTTGCCCCGGTCTCTCCCTGGGGACCTGTCTCTCCTGTCTCTCCTTTTTCCCCCTTGTACTTTTTCCACAGCCCGGCAAAATCCGACGCCTGCGGGGACGGCGAAACAAGCTCGGTGTCAGTTGACAGGATCGCGATATAGTCCAGGGCCGCGTTGAAGGTCGTGGTGAATCCTGTCCCGCTATCGTCCGAGGCGTATGCTATGTAACAGTAAGCGTCCTCACCGTCCGCACCAGGCGCGCCCGTCGCCCCTGTTTCGCCCTGGATGCCTTGCGGTCCCTGCGCCCCTGTCTCGCCTTGCGGCCCGGTCGCTCCGGTTTCGCCTTTCTCCCCGATGTATGCGATGCCGCCCAGGGATGTCAGGACCATGACCTTTGCGCCGTCGAAATGCAGCGAATAGCCCGCCTCAAGCTGAAGGTCTTTTGCGATGAGCCGCCGTGCCGTGCCTGCGGCCGGTAGAAGGTAGAGGTTGACATGATTGTGCGCTGATCCGGTGTTCACCAGGATGATCGACGTGATGACATCGGTCGAATCGGCCACATACAGATCGCCCGTTGTGCTGGGGAGCTGTCCGTCCGCGAGTTGCGTCAACGCATTGTCATCCAGCCCATGAACGCTGAAATCGACTTCCGCCGCATTCGTGGCGTCGCCCTGCAATTTGTCGCCGTTCTCGATGACGATCATTTCTCACCCGCCGAAAACGATTGCCCAAATCATCCCGTCACCGCCGCCGCCCGCTGCGATTGCCGCCGATACGGTCTTGCTCGTTGGGATGGTCTTTTCGGAATTCGACAAGGATCCGGTGTCAACTTCCGTCACGGTTTCACCCTTGTCATTGACGATGGATAGTGCCTGGCCGGATGCCTGGATGGGCGCGGATGCCGTGACGGGATCATGGACCACATCCGCCTTGGCGACACGCTCCCACTCCTCCGTTTCGGCGTTGTACTGCACCAGGTCGCCGTCAAGGATCCCCCTGGGGAAATCCTCCTGGGGCCAGAAAGCGGGATCGCCGGCCGGAACCGCACCGGCGACCCGCTCGGATTCCTCTGGTCTGTGCCTGGGCATTGCACCCCCGATTACGCCGTGATGTTGCCCAGCAGATAGCCCGCTCCGGCGAAGATGAAGGCTTCGCCCACGTTATGCCGCACCCGGATGATATTGCTCCGGGTCTGCTCCTCGCGATAGGACTCCACGACCAGGTTGCTCGGAGAATCCGCCGTCCACAGGAACGACCGGCCGAGGCACGGTTCGCGGAGATCCGGGCCGCCGCCGGACAGCTTGGCGAGCAGGATGTACTCGTCATCCCAAATGTCCGCGATGGTCGTGGCCTGACCCTTCGCCGTGCTGTCGTAGATCGCGCCGCCGACAAGCACCTGGTCCACACCGAAATACTGCGCCAGAAGGCGACGCTTCTTCTCCAGGCCGCCGATCTCGATGGGATTCGTGTAGCGGAAGGCGTCCTTCAGCTCTTTCGATTTGAGGACGTTCGTGAAGACCTTGTAGGTCATGGCGATGGAATTGGGCAGAAGCCCGGTTGCCGCCCGCATGGCCTCCTTTGCCGTCTCCACGTCCGCATGGGGCGTGCAGGATGCCGCCGTGCTCCACTCGGTCGTTACGTTGGACGTGTTGGTGATGTTCCCCGTGTTCATCACCGCCGCCGCGATGCGCTTCTCCTGACCGCGCAGAAGAATATCGACGGCCCGCATGTTGGCGACCACCTCGGCGTCGAAAAAGCGGCGGTACAGCGCGGCTTCCACGTCGTCAATGGGTTCCTCCCAGCCGTACTCGACACAGGAATAAGTCCCCGTCTCGAATTCGTAATCCGACCGGGGATACGCGGCCCTGGGCGCACGCTTGGTTTCCTGAAGCTTCAGCAGGGCCTCGGTGGGGATTTTCGGATAGTCCGCGCTCTGCTGCGGGACCTCGAAGATCGGAAAGATGCTCAAGCCAATGAAGCCCCTGCGGTCGGCCTCGAGCATGTACTCATAAGCCAGCGTGGACAGGTCCGGACGCTGGAGCGTGGTTGCTGATATGGGTCTGGGCATTTTTCTTTCCTCCTTGTGTGTGTGGGTTGCGGGGCAAGAAAAAAGCGGGCAATGAAGATGGTGAAGGCACCTTCACTTGCCCGCCTGTTTTCTTCTTGCGCCGCCTCCGGCTGATCAGGCCTCGGACGGACCCCTGTTTTTCAATGATCCGTTAGGTCGTTACGATGTCTTGATCATGGTCTTGTATTCGAGCCACAGGGCCGACAGGTACATGATGTCGGTCGTGTGGGCCACCGGTGTAAGCTGCACGGTGAGCGTCTGTGCGCCTGCCGGGACATCCGCCGCCGCGATGGTCAAGAGTTTTTCCGCCCAGGTTGCCGTCTGATTCGTCTGGCCGGTGTCCTCAACCACCGTATCGCCCTCGTTGAAAAAGGCTTTTGACGTGAACCCGACCGCGTTGGTCGTCCCCGCGCTCTTGATCCGCATGTGCAGCACCAGGTCGGCCGCCTCGTTCAGATCGGGGGGAAGCGGAACCTGGAACATGACCGCATCGTTGTTGCTGGCTGCCCACGAAACCACCTGGCAACCGTCCAGCGGGGAATCAACCGCCGGGCCGAGGAGCGGCGTGGTGTCGCTCGCCAGAACACCGCCATTCGCCGCTATATTGCCCACCGCACAATCCGCAACCTCGCGCAGGGACGTGAGCGGGATGGGTATGAATCCCTGGATGCTGATCAAACTCTGATAGATTTCCGCAAGGGCCGCCTCGACCGTGGCCGCGGTTGTGAAATTACCCGAATCCGCAACGCTGACCGATGCCGCCGTGGTGGATTTTACCGACCACATCAGGCACTCGATGATATCGCCGTCGGTCGCACCGGCTTGCAGGGCAATTCCCTGGGCCGATCCGGACGACGTGTCTGAAATCTTGCCGTCGGCCGCTCCATACAGAACCGTTCCGCGAGCAATTGCAGACCCGATGTCGCAGCAGATCTCAAAGGTGCCGGGAGCGTTGATCAATTTAACGGCGACAAGCGCACCGCTTGCTGCCGCATATTCGGTCACGCCGATGAAATCCTCGCCTGCGTCGGCGTAAACCACCTCCGGCGGGTCCGTGGTCGTCGCCGGGGACGATGTGTCGATTTTTACCCGGCGCTTGGCCGCCAGGGCCTCACCTGCGTAGAATGTCTTGATGTAATTCACAGATGACATTTTCAATCCTCCTTATTCCGCCCGCTTGTTGACACGGGCAATGTAATCTCGATGCAGTTCGGGCTTTTCCTGGGCGACCTTCGACATGGCCTTGCCCCTGGACATCCCTTCCGCCATCAGGCGGTCAACCGCCGCCTCGAACGTGTCTTTGGGCTTTTCTCCGGCATCGGCCACAGGGGGGACGGGCGGGACGGCAGAAGCAGCCATCGCCTTCGCCATCTCCTCGATCTTCCCCTTCTCCGCCGCCAGGATTCTGACCGCCGCTTCGGCCCCGGTCGATTTCCCGTCAGACACCAGCTCCTCGATCAACGCCTCATGGCCGGGAAGCAACTGCGCCCGGACATCCTTGATGCGCTGACGTTCCTTTTCCGCACCCGCTTTCTCACCTTCAGCGAATCCGGCTTTTTTGCCCTGCTCGTTGCCCTCTGCGACTCCGAGCACGCGCCCATCGTCCAGAACGGACTGATACAGGTCCGGGTGTTTTGCCCGGAGATCGTCTTTGTTCATGCTCCAATCCTCCTTCAGTTGATTGATTAAATCATTCAGGCTGGACATTCCGTCCGCCAAACCAGCTTCGATGGCCTTCCGGCCGATGAATATCTGACCGTCCGCCGCCGGAAGGATCTCCTCCACCGGGCGACCCCGCATGGCGGCGACGGATTGAACGAACACCGAATAAAGGGAATCGACTTGATCCTGGATGTAAGACCGGCCCTCCTCCGACAGCGGGCGATGGGATGATGCGATGCGCTTGTAGCGACCGGCTGTGATCTCGGTCCAATATTCTCCATACCGCTCGTCTGCCTTGCTGACATCCACATGCGTCGCCACCACCCCGATGGAACCGACGACCGCCGTTTCCCCGGAAACATAGATCTTGTCGGCAGCGGCCCCGACCCAATAAGCCCCGGAAGCCATCATGCCGTCCGCCCAAGCGATAATTGGCTTGTCCCCCCTGGCTGACATGATCTTTGCGGACAATTCCTCCGTGCCGTCCACGGTCCCGCCAGGCGAATCAATGGCGAGGATGATGGCATGGACCTGGGGATCCTCCATCGCACGGTCGAATGACTCCCCGACCTGGCGCATGGACGTTCCACCGAACAGATAACTGAAAAAAGTCAGGTTCTTGGACAGGACATCCCGAACGTCGATTATCGCCACTCCACTTTCCACTCGATAACCACGCTCCTCGTCCAGGTCGTCCATGCCCGTCCGCCGGAGCGCCTGCAACGATTTGAGGTCGATCTTTTCACCCTTCATATGGGTGGCATATACATCGCTGATTTCTTTCAGCTTTTCCGGTGCGATGGCCCAGGGCGAATTAAGAATGTCCATCAGCTTCATCCTTCGCTTTCCTCCTCCTCGTCATCTTCTGGATCCTCGACCGGCTGTGACGGGTCCGGTGCGGGTAGCGTCGGCTGCCACAGGCCAAGATCGGCCAACAGCCCCCGCTCCTTACGGATGCGCGGCAGATTCTTCTCAAAGTCGCCGCCGGTGAGCAGAACCGTTTCCTCGTCCAGAGTGGAGATTCCCAGGTTGAGCCGCTTTTCCGCCGCGTTGACTTCCTTCATGGGGTCGATCTGACCCGGAGCATCACCGATCCATATGGACCCGCAATAGGCAGCCCGGATCTTCGGGTCATTGAAGAACCCCGGCGCGGACACCCGGCCGAAGGCCACGGCCTCGGTCAGCCAATTCTCATAAACCGGCTGACAGAAATTCTTGACCAGCCATGCGCGGCGGGTCCGGAAGAACCGCCACGACTCCAGCAATGCCGCCCTGGATGCGCTGTACGAGCTGGAAAAGTGACGGATCAGGACTTCGTAGGGGATTTCCAGGGCCATGCCGATCTGACGGAGGATGGATTGAACGAACACGTCAAACTGCGAATTTGGCCGGCCAGGATTTGCCGTGGATATGTCCTCGTTTGGCGCGAGGCCGACAATAGCCCCGTTGCCCAGCTTGTAATCCTCGTCATCCGTCGCGGCCCCGACCTCATCCGCCGGATTCCATGACGGCATGCCCATCCCGGACTCGGTTTTCACGAACACCGTGAACATGCCCGCGACCACGGCGGCCATCAGCTCGGCATCGGTGTAGCGGTCCAACTGCTTGAGGCATTCGATCACGGGGGAAAGATAGGGTACGCCCCTGGTCTGGCCGGGGCGAAGGACGTTGTAGAGGTGAAGCATGTTCCGGAGGCCGGTCTTGGCGTTAAACGCTTCCAGCCTGTCCCACTTTGCCGCTGACACGTTCGACACCATGGCGTAGGGGTGCTGCTGAAGGACATGGTAGGCAATGGGTGCGCCGTATGAGTCTTTTTCGACTCCTCCCGACAACGTGCCGCTGTTCGACTTGTAATCCGGATTCGTCACCCGGTCGCCCTCGATGGCCTGCAACTTCAGCAGGTACATCCCAGGGGGACGTTTGAACCGGGTCATCAAAAAGAACGCATCGCCGTTTTCGAGGACCTGGCGGAGCGCGAGGGTCTGGATGCCGTCAAACTGAAGGGTCCGGGCGCAATCGCATTCCTGTGTTTCCGCCCAAAGCGCCCACTCCCGTTCCACCTCGGATTCCCAGGCTTCCGCCGTCGCGTCGTCAATCTTCAGGTAATCGCGGTCGATGCGGGCCTGGAGCTTGAGGCCCTGCCCCACGGTGTTCGACACGACCAGGCCGATGGCCCCGGTCGCCACGGGCGCATTCCGGATCAGGTCCCGGCTTCGCTCCCGCAGTTTCCCCTGGTATGGAAGCACGTCGCCGTCGGCGTCCCTGGGGATCGTGAACCAACCGGACAATGAACGGCGGGTGACGGATGCTCCGGCGTAGCCTTCGGCGTAGGCCATCGCGGCCCGCGCGGCGAGGCGTTTCCTGGCGGCAACGGGGTTTACATACTCGACAATTCGGTCAATGAGGTTCGGCTTCGGGATGATTAACTTGCTCATACGGGAGTGGCCCCCCTGACCACCGGCCCCTTGCGGGCGGATGCGTTGGTCATGGACAAGCCCTGAACCTTGGCGTTCCAGTAGTCGATGTTCTTGCGGATCTCGGAGGCATTCGCCCGTGTGAGGGACTTGTCGCCCATCGCGTAGGACTGACCGCTGGCAACCGCCGCATCTGCCGCCAGCCACAGCGCAAGCTGTGCTTCAGCCTGGGCAAGCGTGATTCCGGCCATAGCAAACCCCCTTTGAACCCGGTCAACCGACACGGGCAGGTTTATTTTGGCTGGAATTCTACACGATGTTTTTTGGCGAAAACGGCCACGGAGGCCGAATTGGGGTAAAATCGGGGGTAAAAAGGGAAGAATCGGCATGAAATCGGGTGTTAAATAATTTTGCCTCTTTTATTGTCAAGTCGAATCTTTTAACTTGACAAGCAAGCGCTATCCAACTATTCTCGTCACAAAGGCGCAACTATGGAAACAAGACATTTCGATATGTTGAAATTACGGATCATTGATGGATTATCATTAGAAAAAATAGGAGAGCGATACGGTTTGACCAGGGAAAGGGTCAGACAGATCATCCTTGATGTTTACGGAGAATTGTTGACAGATGATTATCGCATCCAGTGGATGAAGCGGGAGGGAATCGATGGATTGAGCGAACCGTTGCTTGACTTGGTTTTGTCTGCGGAACACCGGGAACGAAAAGCACTTATTAGGTTACTGGATGGATTGAGGTGGCATAATATAAAATGCCCGGAGGATATTCTGAAAATCCCTCAAAGGGAAATCTTGAAAACAAAAAATTTCGGCATCGCAAATTTTTGGCATGTAAAGCGAGCCTTGATGAATTACGGGATGCCATATGATCTCGACACGAAAGAAGTCATTGAACAAAAAATCGCGGCATCTTCGGAAAAAATTAATGTCGGGTTAAGGTTGCGATTTAGAATCCTACGAAGGGATAAATTCAAATGTCAGTATTGTGGGAAATCACCGAAAAATGATGAAAATGTCGTTCTTGAAGTGGACCACATAAGACCGTTGTCTAAAGGGGGCATGTGGTGCGATGAAAACCTGATAACTTCATGCCGGAGCTGTAACTTGGGGAAAGGTGATATTATTTTGCAAGATCGGCCCGATTAGATGGTTGCCCTTCCAACTGAGGCCTTCTTTTGCTGGTCAGAATTTTCCACCATGTATCGATATTCTCCCGGTGCGCATAATAGCGACCATCAATACATGTCACGGGTATATTCATGGTCAAAAATTTTGCAAACAGAGCATCCCCTATGCCGCCCAAATAAGCGCATATCTCATCTTTTGACATCAAAAAATATTCCCCTCTCTCAACCGCCATGCCTGTCACCCATTATTATATGATCTCCATTACATGACCCCCCGGTTGATGACCCGGCGCTTCTGCCGCGCGACATGCTGCGGGTCCTTTCGCTGCTTCAGATACCCGGCCATCATCTTCAGCGACGGAAGCCATTCGCTGTCGGCGCAGCTTGCGGCCAAACATTCTGCATCCAGGAGGTGATTACTCCGGCTGCGCTGCTTCCAGTAGGTCTTTCCCTTGCGGTCCCGGGCCAACTCCTCGGCCAGGATCTGCTGGGCGTAGTCGATCCCCGTGTCGGCGTGGAGATAGAACCGCTGCGACTCGCCCTCCTTCCGCTCCATCCGCCAGTGGAGCAGGGCCTTGTACTGCGCCGAATCCAGCAGGCGCAGCTCCAGCCCTCCGGGGATGGGCTTGTTCGACCGCGGGAGCTGGTCGATTTTCGTGATCTTGATCCGCTTCAGGCCCAGCGAGCGGATGTGAGACGCGCCCTTTGTGCCGTAGATGACGCCGGGGCGCTGGCTGCGGATCCACTGGTAGATCTCCTCCGTGCGGGTCCACTCGTTGTCGGCCGTCTCGCCGCCGCCCGTGTCGATGGCGGCCCGCCAGATCCCCATCGTCTCCTCCGATCCCTGCACGGGGTAGCGCGTGTTGAAGACAAGCGCCTCGATGTCGGCCCAGGAAGTCATGTAGCCGTACTGGATGAGCCAGGAGGTCAGGTCTTCCGCCCAGGCCCGCACGACAAACCAGAAGCCGAGCTTCTGCACATCGATCCCGCAGGTGAGCGCCACGGCCTCCGGCGGGACGACGCCGGCGGGGAGGTCCGTCTTGTGCTCCAGGACGCCGCTTTCCTTTTTCGGGATGATCGTCTCCCGCCAGACCTCCGCCGCGTGCTGCGTGACGAAGACCATCAGCTTCTGCGGGTCATCCTGGCCGCGCAGGAACGCCGCGGCCGCGTCGGAGAGCGACACGAACGGGGAATACCATGAGGGCAGGTGAAAGCCGCCGGAGACGGCGCGATGATCCGGATCGGCCTTGCGGGCCACCCAGCGGCCCCGCTGGACGGCCTCGTTCCGCAGGTAATCGTCCCAGAGCATCCCGCAGGCGCGGCACTGGTAGCGTGCGAGCTTCCGGTGGGCGACCTCGCGCGGGTCCCGGCACTTCTGCGGCCAGACGATCCCGCCGACGCCATCCGCTCCGCGGCCGAAGACCAGCGGCTGCTCATCGTTGCAGACCGGGCAGGGTACGTGGAAATCCCGCACCTCGTCCGCCTCCTGCTCGATCGCCTTGCCGATGTAGCCGCTGTCCGTCGTGGGCGTGGACAGGTCAATGATCTTTTTCGTGTATGGGTAGGCGTTGGTCCGGATCTCGGCCAGGGCCAGCGGGTCCGCCTCCTTGCCGGAGAATTCTGGGAACTTGTCCAGCTCGTCCCGGATCAGGTAGCGGATGGACTCGGAGGACAGCTCCGCCGCGGAGGTCGCCCAGGCCATCATTAAGTCGGTGCCGTTCTGAAAGTGGACGGCCGTCGCGGTCGTGTCGTCCGCCCGCTCGCTCATGAGCGCGGCGATCCGCGGCGATCCCCGAAACATCGGAATGATCCGCCGTCGGCTGATCCGCTTCGTGATCTTCTCGTCCGGCATGACGTACATGGCCGGGCCCGGGTCCTGGTCGATCGCGTAGCAGAGGAAGTTGAAGGCCACCTGCGTCTTGCCCGTCTGCGGCGCGAAGCAAAGGATAATGCGGCGCACCCAGGGCAGGCCGATCGTGTCCATCGGCTCGACCAGGTAGGGCGTGACATCGTTGCGCCATTTGCCCGTCATGGGGCCGTTCGTGACGACGCGGTGCCGCTCCGCCCACTGCGAAACGGTGAGATTCTCCTTTTTCCGGAAGACCATCCGCTCGGCGGGCGTGAAGGTGAATGCGACAGCCTGTTCCACTTGCTCTCCGCTTGTTCTCCGCAAAAAAAGGCATGCCGCGCCGGTTAGCGCAAAGCATGCCTCGGTTCCCGATAGCATGATGTGTTACAGCTTGATGTGCTCCGTCTTTCTTACGAAAACAACCTTCCCGTCCTCGAAGCGGACCTCCAGGACGCCCCAGAACTTCGAGCGGATCAGGTCATTGATGATTTTCAGGAGCTTTTCCATCGTTAGCTCTATCTAACTGTTCAGCCCTTCCCTCCTGCCGATCCAGCTCTGGCCGGCATGGCCGCCGAATGCGCTTTGTACCGGCCGTCGTACTCCTGGCGGTCGCATGTATAGTCGGAGCGGACGCGGGTGCGCCGGTTGAAGCGCACGCAGACAGGACAGTGCTCGATGATCAGTCGACACGACCCGTATGCTCGGGATGGGACCGCGCATTCCGGGTCCATGTTGGTGAAATTCAAACAACACTCGCAATTATTCGCGTCATTCGTCGATCCCTTGCGGTAGCGGATGTCATCCTTGATTTTAAGCCTCGGCATCGATCCCATAATATCCTTCCTCCCCGTCATCGAAATCATTGTTGTTCTCATACGTTCATCCCCGATTCGTCGTCGTCGTCGTCATCGTCGCCGTCGTCAACAACGTCGTCCGCTTCCACAGCCGGCTGCGGCGCCGGAAGCCGGAATTCCTTCTCCTCCGCGTAGCGGCCGAGCCAGTTTTCGGCCTGGCCGAGCATGAAATCGATCAGGCCTGGCGCTTTCGCGACGTCACCTGCCACGAGGTTGATGATCCCGGCCGCCTGGGACCGGCAGAAATTCTCGATGTCGTTCTTGAAGACCGCCGCCCGCCGGGCCAGCTCCCGCTCGAACAGGCCCTTTTCGACGTAGCGCCCCTCCAGGATCGACGCCTTCATGGACCAATGGCGCGCCTGGGCCTTGATCTTCTCAGTCTCAGCCGCCTGCTTTTCCTGCTGGCTTGAATCCTTTGAATCAGAAACAGAAAATCCGGTGTCGAACCTCCGCAGGAATGTCCTGGCATATTTTTCGACATCTTTCTTGTGAAAAAGACCGTCAGCGCGCGGGCGGATCTTGCCATCGTTTCTGTGCTGGTACGCGATCGACTTCCCGACCTTCCATCCATAGGCCTTGAGGTGCTTCACGACCTCCAGGATGTTTTTGAAGCAATGATCTACGGAGCCTTCATCGGCCATTATCTTTCAACCTTCATCAACCCATCTTCTCCGCGTCAAGAAACTTCAACCGCCAGAGTCGAACATTCTCCGCGCTCATGTTTGTTATTTTTGCGATCTGCCTATCCGGAATATGCAGGGCCAGGAGGACCGCCAGTAAATAAACAACCCTGAACTCAAATTGCGATCCGGAAATGAACGTTCCGGTCATGGCCGTAAAATACTTCCCGCAGTGCCGGCATGCCATGCGCCCATTCGACCAAAACCGCTGCAATTTGTTCTCTGGCACATCCGCCCCGCATCCGGGGCAATGCGCCCCGTCCGGATGCAGCCGCTTCAATATCCAGATTCTTGAAAACTCATAATCCATAAAATTCACATTGAACACCTCCAGTGCGTCCGCCGGCGTGAACATGCCCGCGCACGTAACCTGACCATCGAGCGGGTGCGGAAGATCATCCATTATTGCACTACTTTCAGTTACTTCCATTCTTCCAGCCCGTTATTATTTCTAAATGTAGTGATTTTTTGGGGCTCCGCGACCCGTATAGAAAACCTCACGCGGAAGAACCTATTGCATCAATATCGTCCAATGCACCAATGTCGTCTATGGTGATGATTCCGGCGCGGATCATCATAGCCATATCCCGCTTCGGATCTATGGCAAGGTCGTAGGCGTGCTCTGCGCTTCCC